AAACCGCTCTGCAACCAATATACAGCCTAGGGTGTCAGAGTCTTCAGGGCTTGCAATATTGCCCTTATGGAATAGAATATGTGTACGGTCTGGGACATCGACCACCTCCCAAGTTTTGCCGAAACGCGGAGAGTCTACGGGGAAGCAGGAGTAATCATTTGCGGGAATACACGATATATTTACTGCGTTGTTTTTGTCCGGGGGTTCTAGCGTTAAGGCAAAGGGAGGATGGTCTTTTTCCATCAATACGCCAAATGTTCCGAAATCTCCGGTATGAATTCTTTTAATTATTAAATGTTTCATGGTTGATAACTCCGACCTCTTAATTTTATCGATGATGAGCGCAGGCGGTATTGCCCTACTGATCATCTGTTTTTTGATCTGGAAATATTTCGGGTCTCCAGATGAGTGATTTTTTGCAACAATTCTCTTAATAATAGATTCTGCGTTTTCTGATCTTCCCGATATTCAGACAGGAATTGAGATCGGTATTTTTCGGCCTGATCCCACTCTTTAGGGGCGACAATTTTATCTTCCAGCTTTTCCATCCGAACCGTAAAGTAAGAACTGGATTGATAAGAATAGTTAAAAAGAATTGCGAATATGGTAACCAAAATGCCAGCTAGGGCTTTCCAACGCACCATTCCATGAATCGTGTCAGGCATCGGCATGCCTCCGAGTTATTGATGGATTTAATTTTAAAGGTGGGATTTGGTATTGCATCCGATTACCTTCTTTAAAGGTACCCAAGAAACCAACAATTTTATCGATGGGGCAGTCGGTTATCCGATGGGCGTGTGTCCTCACGTTCGGGACGGGGATTCAGACCCGTTCCTGCTCTGTTCTCAAAATAACTATAACATAGATTTTATCTAAATTTCACTCTTGCTGTGCCAGCATTCCATACATTAGCTGTGCCACCAGGATCTATGGTAATTTGGACTCGGGTTAATTGGTTTGCTACCCCGGTTCCAAGATCTACTGTTCCCATGCCAAAATTGGAACGTGGTGCAGTGTCCGATACCGTATTTAAAAGAGCCCCACTTGTTGTATAACTCCATAGATTCTCGGCATTTATCCGTCTTAACTTTATTTCTGATTCTACTATTCTATTATCTGATCCTTGACCGGTGTCCATCAGTAAAAATCCAAACTCAACAAATAGATTATCACGCGCTCCGTTAGATCCATCAAAAGTATAAATCATTCCAGTATAATCACCAGCCGCTGTTTTATACGCAGTGCTATTTCCTAATTGGATAAGTGGAACTCTTGTATTCCCTGACGCAGGATTTCTGTCTATAATTAAACCATTAATATAAATCTCAATTTCATTTACATTACTCAGGGAAGTGAGCAATTCCACTAGTGGAGGAAAATCAAGGTCCGTTAAATCAATTGGCCCTACTAATGTCCATCCATCCTGAGAAACAGGCTGAAACCTTTGGTAATTTACTATTCTGGCAATATTCGCATCATCGGCAATAACTTCAAAAGTATCATCTACGGCGGTAATTATATCAACCTTACCTGGACAAATAATTTTAGTAATATCGTGTTCAATGGTATTAATTGCATCAATCTTAATTTCCCTGAATGATCCCCCTTGTGGGGCAATACCAAAAGAAGTTATTGGGCCGACTGGAGACACTACCCCAGTAATAAAGACATAATTCCCCAATGATCCCCAAATATTTGTCGTGGTATTGGCGATAATATCAGCGGCTTTTGTATAATCTAAAATCTTGTCGCTGTGATTGATCCAATCAAATTGATCTGTTGTTGAATTAAAAGACAAAACCATTGTCTGATTTAGTTGAACCTTTCCCGGCTGAATTTCTTGATCAACATTTTGCCTGATAAACTTAGCTCCAATATTGTCAACGTTCAATGTCATATTCCCAGTATTGGCACCTGGAGCTTGTAAAATATAAAATGTTTTGTCTACATAGGCTGTGATGGTTGGAGATGCGGCAGCGTCAATCGCATTATTTGTTCCTCCTGTAATAGTGAGGGCAACATTATTGACCCCGGCTAATTCACCCTGATCATCTTCTCTTAAATGCTGAACTACATTAGTATCTTCAACAAAAAGGGAATATTCTCCGGTTACCCATATTTTAATAGGCGATCTACCTTCCGCATTCAAAATTTGAGGATTTGCTATTTGGGCGGTTAATGCTCTATCAGAAAAAATAGGAATCTCATTACCTTTGGCGACATTGCCTTTCGATCCAATATATAATCTCCCATTTACTAGGAGATTCCCGTTCCTATCTTCAAACTGAGTATTTTCATCAATAAATGCAGCCATTTTTAAACTCCAGGATTTTTATTATCTATTTTCAAATTGTGGTTCTGTGAATGTCATAGTTGCGTCAATTTCTCCTGTGAGAAATGGAATGAAGCCAATTGCCGCAATCTCAGCCTTGACATTGGGACGTTGAGCTGTCAACCATCTTTTAAAAACCCCTGTTGTCTGTATTCCTTCACCGGCTCCTGGTTTCCCAGAAGCGGCATCTTCAATGGATTTTTTGAAAACTGGTGAAGTTAATAATTCATCAGCTACCTGCGTTCCGGTAGTCTTCTTTTTGAAAACGTCGCCAGAAATAATCCGAGTTCCTGTTACTAAACCTGGCGCTCCTGCAACCGAACCAACGGCTTCTGGCAACGCCCCAGCTTTGCCAGCCTGATACAATTTACTAAACAGACCAAGATCATCAAGAGCAGCCTGAATATCTCTTGCTGTTCTGGATTTATTTTCCAGGGCTTGTGACTTGAATATTCCAGTGGCAACTCTTCCAATATCGTCAAACCTTTTTCGGGATCCTGCTGGAAGATGTTTAAATAATTCATCTTTGGCGCCCTTGTTTCTGTTCAGTGAAGCAAAAGCGTTTACAATGCCACTTCCTATAGGACCCTTTTTTCTTGTTCCAGCAGAAAATATTTCATTAAGTAGCGATGCCGCAACTTCCTGCCGTCGGTTTTCTGGCAGAAACTTCATCAATGCTTTAAATTGTGAAACATCACCTTTAGTTAAGGCGGTTGCGCCTTTCGTTAATGCCGGTAATATAGAACCTTGAACATCTTTTCCAAATAATTTAACCGCTTCCTTTTCGATTTCTTTTCTATCAAAAACGAGTTTTCTTGCTGCTGCATATTCAGGGCCAACCTTTAATATGTCAGCCACGCCTTGCTGATCGTCGCTTAATACATCATAAAGTTCAGCGAGAACTCTTTTGTCATCACCTTCAAATGGCCCCAACTTTTTGCCAAGGGCGTTCCCTATATCTCTTCTTACAATATCCAATGCCCCATAAGTCACATTGTTAGGATCTTTTGTTAATATCAATAATGTTTTTTCAGCTGTGGTCAATAATTTCTCTTTGTCACCTCCTATATCGCCAATGTCAGCTAATTTCTTTTCCATAAATTTCCTAGAAGCTTCAGGATTCACCCTTGTGACCCTTGGAATCGCTTCATTGACTTTTCCGTAAAGTTTGTCGGATTGGTTTTTCAGACTTATTCTATTATCCTCAATATCTTTTCTCACATTAAAATCCAACAGACTTTTGTCAACAGTACCCCTCAGATCCGTTATTAATTTGTCTGCCGCATTGCCGACATCTGTAATAGCTTTTTCTTCCACAGTATTGAGAAGCGAGCCTGGTCTGGAAGCAAGAGCCCTTTCGACTTCAATAAAGGCTCTATTAGTTGAATAATGAGAAGGATTAAGATCTACTCCAAGGGCTTGGGCAGACGCCAGGATTTCTGGATCCGGTCGCACTTCTGCAGCAATTCGACGAGTCGCCCTTTTAGTGGTTTTTTTAAGATCTGCTGTAATTTGTTGTTGTGTTTTAATTTCAGGTGGAATTCCTGTTTTGATACTTCTGACTCCTTGCGCTCTTGTCGCATCCCCTATTTCATCAATAATTTCATCAGAAGCTTTGATAGGAATATTTTTGGCCTTTTTCATTACAGAGAGGGCCGGGACAGCTTCAAGAATAGCGGTGGGCGCTGTGGCTACTACTGTTCCTCCTATAGGACCGAATTTCTGAAATGCCGCTTCTTTGGCCTGTTCAAATAAATCTCCAGCAAATGTGAAAGCTTCTCCAATGATTGGCCCTGCAAATTCAGCAACATCACCGGCAAATTCACCAATTCTTTGTCCTACTTGTAATCCGGCTTCTCCGGGCGTTGGAACAAATCCCCTTACTGCTTCGACAGTTTCAGCGGCTTGACCGGGTTCCCCTGGGAGAATTCCTCCTGCGATTCCCGCTAATCCGGCAATAGGTTCGGCAACGATGGATCCCGCTAAAGAACCGGCTAACTGAGCAGTCCCCGCCACACCTCCAAGAAAGCCTAAATCTTCCCTTCTTTCTTGAGGGATAGTTTGGGCCGTATCTTCTGGAATTTGGGCTGAAATTGCTTCCTGTGGGTTTAAAGCATAAAAATTTTGGAATATCTGGGCCTTTTCCTGTTCAGTCGGTTCACTATCACCTTCCGCTTCTAAAATTACCCCAGTAACATTGTCAGTTATTTCAAAGACAGGCATTATTGTTTCCTCTTGACACTAAAGCGCCCTGCTGGGAAAGCTTTGTTAAAATCTTCCAATGCAGTTGTGGGAGCAGGAACAGTAGGCCCTGTCGTAGGAATATCGGCTAATCCTTCAGGTGATAGATCAATATTGAGGGCTTCTGAAATGTCCCTTAAAGCCTCTTGATCTCCTCTATTTAAAGCGGCCCTTTGACCTCGTTCAATTGCAGTCCTAGTTATTTGTATGGCTTGTCGAAGCAATCTTTTATTCCCTGCTGGTGATTTGGTTATTCCGGCTTCGATTTGCGTCAACAAAGCGCCTTCTCTTTCGGTAAAGGCGGCTCCAAAGGTCGGTTTCAATTGTTTCATCACATTTTTGGAAAGATTAAAAGACAATTCGCCTTCGTCGGCAGTTTCCTGTCCCGTAATTCTTCTAATTGCTCTTCCGGCACGTTCTAAACCTACGCCACCTGTTCCAACTTCTTCCAACAAAGAAAGCGATCTTTGCAATTGAGGTAATGCGCCAGCCGCCAATAACGCGCCTGAAATATTTTCCTGTGCCCTAGATTCTGTGGCTGTTCCACGTCTTGTTTCAGCGGCAATAGGAGCGGCTGTAACTCGTTGAACTTCCCTTTGGGCTTCCGCCACACCTCCAGCAGTACCAACTTTTAAAGCGGCCCGTTCTTGCGGTGTTTGACCAACTCTTGATAGGAACTCGCCTTTAACTGGTGTGACAATATTTTGCACCTCCCCACTTCTATTATCTAAAACAGTGGTAACGGTAGCATTGGTTCCATCCGGCAACCTAAGAGGGAAAGGCGGGCTTTTTGAAAATCGGGCGCCCCCGCGATCAGGAGATTTTGCTATCTCCTGTTTTATAAGCGCCTTCTGTTGAACTTCATTTATTCTGCCAAGTGTGAAATCTTGATTTATTTTCCCTACCGCAGTATTGGCCGCCTGTATTCGCGGGACTGCGGATTGCTTGCCAGCTTGATCCACCTGAACTACTTGTCCATCTACCCCGACTGCCAATTGGAATTCTGGCCTTTCCGTTGTAATTCCCAGAAGGGCATCTCCTGTAAGTACATCCGTATCAAGTTCAAGTTTTCTTTGTTCTGGACTCATATCAGCGAGTCTTAATTCTTCTGAAGGATCTTCACCAAGTAGGGCCTTTTCACTGGCCATATCCAATAAAGCTGTCATTTGTTTGCCGGGATCTTTTATTTTTTGAAGCGCCAGAGCTTGATTTCTTGCTCGAATGGATTCATCTCTCAATTTTCTTATTTCAAGTTTATCCCCACGTTCCAAGACGCTTAAAGTGAATTGAGCTAATTGTGGATTTATTCTTCCAATAGTAAGCAAACCCTGGCTCATTTGTTCCTGTGTTGCCCCGGGTTGAAAGATTTGTTGCTGGGCTTGTCGAACATTTTGACTTCGAAAAACATCCCCTATTGCTTGACCTACTGGAGCAAGATCAGCGACTAAAGATGCGCCTTGAACATTTTCTAATGTTGCCATAATTTACCTTCCAAAAAATCCGCCTAATCCTCCGGCGACAGCGTTCAATAATCCCTGAGTGCTCCTGGCTTGTGCCTGAGCATCCGTAATTATTCCTGAAGATATAGCTGATCCTCTAAATTGACCACCTTGAATAGCTTGTCCTGCAAGAGCCCCACCAGCTTGTAAACCTGCCCCGGCTAATCCTGCGCTTCTTTGAGTCAACAGATTTTCAATATCAAATCCCAATTGTGTCGGGACATTTGCAATTTCCTGTAAGGCTGTTCCTGATCTGGTTAATCCACCTGCAGATAATTGACCCTGAACGGCTTTGGTTCTTTCTTCCAACAGTCTTCCGAAAGATTCTGTGTCGAAGATCCTCCCCAATCTTTCATCAAGGCCTCCAGCAGTGGTTCCTTCTTGAACTTGTTCTAAACCTCCTACTCCTGCCTGAAAAAAAGGATCTAAAAAACCCGTCGCTCTTCTTTCACCTCTTCGGCTTTCCTTGACTTTTGCCCTTGCGGCGTCTCTTCCGGCATTGCTTCCAAAACCAAATGCTGAGGCAAGTCCGCTGAAAAAACCCATTTTATTATCCTTTCAAAATATTTATTTAATTTGGAACAGGTTGTCGACTTTCAAGGATCCATCCAAGTCCTGTAGTGAATACAATAACCCGCATATTCCCAGCATTAAAAATGTCGAAAGTTGATCCGGTATCTGGATCAATCCTTGCAGTGCCACCATCGACAACTAATATTATTGTTTTCCTTTGGCCTATTACTCCATCTGCTAGACTAAAATTGTTTGTTCCCCCTCCAGATGTAGATAATTCTGCATATCCAGAAACAAGGTCAATCGGGAATACTCCTGAATCAGTACTTGATATTTGTTCAACCCCTACAACTCTTTCAACATCAGCGACTAATTGAACCACATCGGTTTGCAATTGGGCTACATCCAATTTTAATTGGGCAACATCCGCGTTCAATTGAACCACGTCATCATCCTGAAGATTGAACTTCTGGACAAAATCATCAATGAAAACCTGGAGATTATTATTTGGAGATCCTTTGTCATTCATGATCTGATCTCCATGGTCAGGTTGCGATATGATTCTATTAGTCATTATAAATTCCTAAATTTCACAATAGGAGCTTCAGAAGAGAAAACCGCTTGTTCAGAAGTGGAAAAACGCCATCCCATAAAAGTTTGGAATCGACCTAAACCACCCGGATAATTCCATTTTAAAATATGTTCATATTGTCCAATATTGGCTAAACTTCTCGCAAATTTTTGACCATAAATCACGCCATCTTTTGACATTTGGAGATCTACTGAAGCATCCTGATCATTGAAACCTTGAGATATTGGCAATTCTATCGATTGACAGGTAAATCGGTTTCCTTCCCCCTGGCTCACTCCCATTTCAATGAGAAATGTTATTCTTTCCCCATAATCTGTATCAACATTGGCAAGTTTCCCGATTTTGCTCCGAAACGCTGTAAAATATTCTCCATCGATTTGATTGATAAAACCACCACCCCACACTTTATCCGCGGCCCCGAATAATGTTCTCAATCTGAACCAATTGCCGCCAAAAAAAGCGACGGTAGCCTTTGCCAATGTGAAGGTGACAATATCATATCCCCTCCATTTAAAACGGCTTGATATAACATCGTTTCTTTCTTGTGACGTATGTTCAGAAAGAATAAGATCAACTGCTTCATTGGAAATTTTTATCGCATTCCCCGATACTAATGAATAAATTCCAAAATCTTGTTCCTTTTCCTTTCCTAAAAACACAAAGGTTTGGTTATATTCGATCAAACCACCTATGAGACCATTATCTATCCTGGCTCCTGATATCCTTTGAAATGGATTCGGAGATGTGCCTGCATCCCTGAAAGGTTCAATAGAATCGGTCCCAAATATAAACAGTGTGTTCCGGTAATTTATGACCCCATTATTGCTATCAGGAAGAGATTGAGCGTCAAAAAATGATAAAACCCCAACAGTTCCAGCGGTCCCTACATCAGAAAAAAAGGCCGGTGATCCATCAGCGGGAATATAAACAAAACGATCGTTAATAAAAGCAACATCCACGCATGGTTTAAAGTTTGCATTCCCTGAGATATCCTTTAAAACATCACTTTTATCCAGGGAATAAATATTGCCGCCTTTAACGACAATAACGGCAAAATTAAAACCTATTGCCGTCATGATAACTTCGCCCCCCAGGATAGGCCCATCATTTGTGGTGAATTGGCCTGTGGTGGTATTGATTATTTTTATAAGGGAATTAGAAACGACTTGATATAAAAATCCGTTCCACTGGAAAGATCCCCTCGCAGTTCTCCCGGTATCCTGCAGTTCTACTATTCCTGGTCTATGAAGGATCTCTCCATTCCCATTATTGAAACAGTTCTGTAATGTCCGTTTTGTTCGAGGAAGTTGTTCATCCCCTAATAATCCTAATGGAAAATCTATTGCAGGCATTTTTAATTTCCTATGGTTCCACCTGTTCCAGTGAATACTTTTCTGAAGATGCCTTTAGAATTCCCAGCCCCGCGAGGCAAAAGAGATGAAGCTATCTTGTTGGGAATGGTAAAGACCTGATAAAGAGTCTTGATCCATTCATAATCACTTTCAGCCAGAGCCTTCAATTCCTGACTAACAATAATTTCTCCATTTTGAAAATCAGGAGCCATGGCAATCGCCAAATTATTCTTAATGGCGTTTGTGGTATCGGGGGGTTCAAATATATCTTCAGTTGGAGAAGTGATCGGCACAAATTCGAATTTAATGGCCTGAGATTGCCATAATTGAAGCATGGAATTGAGGATTTCCAAACCAACAATAAGAGACTCCGAAGTCATAGGATCCACAGGTGAATGAACGCCGATTTTTCTCCCTGCCCCTTGAATGATTTCTGTCCCGGTGCTCATTTTTTACTCGCTGGTATGTCAAAAGATTGCTCAGCAGGCGTTGAT